GTTCTATCAATGGAACGTGTTGCCCTAATGTTATCTGTTGAAATATTTCCAAATGGAGGATCTCCAACTTCATCACCTATTACTCCATTGAAAATTTCAGTGTTTGTTTCAGATATTTCTGGTGTCCAGATGATTTGCCAGCCAAGTATTAGTTGTGCATTTAATCCTGATGTGCCTCCAGAGAAGCCAACTGGAACATTGCCAGTCCAAAACCAAAAAGTTCTATAAGATAAATTTTCTAGCTTTGAGAATTCAAGTTTAATTGCATCGCCTAGTTCCTGCAAGTCAACATCAAATGTTGTAGGAACGATTTTTGTATTAATAATATCAAATGCAAATGCAACGACAGTTCCAGATTCAGCGAGATCATCTCTAATGTTTAGTGGAATGTTTGCACCTCCAGAGTCAAATGTGCTAATAATATTATCAATATCTTGAATGTCTTTTTGTCTGGCTACAATGACTAGTTCAACATCGACTCCTGAATAATTTATCTCAACTGAGATTGAGGTTCCAGTTGCTTCTTCTCTAATAAATGGAACATGGACATTTTCTCCTGCAGTTAGATCTGCAGATAATGCAGCAACTGTAAATTCTCCAAGTGCTCTATTTATGGCTGTATATGGAAACACATCAAAGAGTTGTGTTGTGTTATTTCTGATTAAAAGATTTCCAGTGTCAGGATAATGTGTTGCTAAAGGAACAGATCTTGCATCTGAAACAACTTTGATAGTTGTATCTCCGAGTTCGTTGAATCCTCCTCCAAGTGCATCAACTGCAAATGCATTTTCTAAAATATCTCTAGAACCAACTCCTTGTGATTCTGTAACTAGCACTCTCACTCCTGTAAGATCAGGTGATGAAACAAGAATTGTTTGTAAATTTACATTAACAACAAGAACTGTGCCTCCTGCTCCAACTGAAGTTGAGGGTATATTTCCATCTATAATATTGACTGTTAATTCTCCAGTTCCATTGTGTCTTATGTCAGAGCCAGAGTTGTTTAAGAAACTGATATTTCTTAGGTCTAAAGTAAATGGTCCATTGTTTTCATTTTCTAATGCGTGAATAGAATTCTGGATAATCATATCTCTTAATTCTGGATCAACTGGATTATCAACAACAATAACTGCTCCATCTCCAAAAATTGCGGTGCTGTCTGTGATAATTCCATCTCTGATTTCTGCTCCGTCATCCAATGTTACAGAATTAGAATTTGCAATAATAGTTGAAACCATTTTTGCATTTGTCTGAGTCCAGGATATTGTATCTAATCCAGTTAATCCTAATCCAAAGAATGTAACTGTGATGTTTGTATTATCAGAAATTATTCTGACTACTCCTCCTCTATCATCTTTTATTAATCCTCCACTTGATCCAACACTTTCTGGAGAAGTTCCAGATTCAGTTCCCCATGATGCAATGTTTGTTCCAGTACCTCCAAGAAATTCTATAACACAAAAGCCTTGGGTGAAAAGTTGTTTTGGTATAATTAAGACTTCTTTCTGTGAATCAAATGTGCTGTCAGTTGCTGTAACATCTCCAATTAAAACTGGCATATTCAGATATAACACACCAGCTTGTTTTGTGATAGCTCCTAACTCCTGAACAGTAGATAATGTTTCTAGTTCTTCAAATGATTTTCCTGCAACATCTGGCGTACCAATAATTTCAAATGCTCTTAAATTATTTCCAATATCTGCACTATCCAAATATCTCCATTCATCCATGTAAATATTTTTTGTACTACCTCCAACTCCTGTGGATATGGCAAATTGAAGTGAAAAATAATCAGTATTTGTAAAATCAGGTGTACCAACAATTGCAGTTGGTGTAAAAGAAAGATCAACGACCATTCGTTCCCACCCTCCAGGATATATTTTTCCTGCAACTCCATCTAGTGTTGCAACAGTATATTCATGATAATTTGTGGAATCACTTCCAACTCTAATTGTAATTCCTGGAGTACCTGTAGTTCTCAGTACAGAAAATGTCTGAACCCATAATGCAATCATTCCTCTCGGAGATCCTCCATTATCAAAATTAATTGGTGTGCCTCTAGTAATTCGAAATCCTCCTAATCTGTTAGCACTCATTCTGGCTCCAATTGAAACTGTGCCAACTTTGATTACTGAGTTATCTGTTCCGACTTGTGTAGACTGACCAAGTGCAGCCCATGTTCCTCCTTCTTCCATAACAGATTCAACTGCAAATAACTGGCGTGTATTATCAACTATTGAATGTGTCAATGTTCATTTGTTCCCCTATGCCATATTTTCGCAGTCACTCCTATATTTGATGTTCTGGCCAATATCTGAACATAACTCCATTTGTTTGAAAAAGTTTCTTTTGCATTTCCTACTGTACTAGTTCTAGCTGGAATTGTTTTGAATTTTTCTTGATCAAATACTGTTAAATCTTCTGCACATTTTGATAATAAATTAATCCAGGAATCATCATCTACTGCAGGAGCTTCATTTTCTGGATCTGAAACACTAAACTGTGAATTATCCAAGTCAACAAATTTGTTTGTTCCAAATATTTGATAGTCTATACTATCAGTTGTTGAATTATTAAAAATTCTTATTGTGCTGTCTGAGATTTTTCTTGCATCAAAAACCATAACTCTAGCAAATACAGCTTCTGGAATTGTAACTGGATCTTCTTCATCATATATGGCATAAATTTGATGAGCCAGATGTTGTTCAAGTTGACTTCTAAAGCTAGCCATTTACTTACGCCTTTGAGAATTTGGATTTGGTAGGATTTGCAATAGCTGGAGTTTGATTTGGATCATCTGATTGCATTCCACCACCTGTAGGATCGTTCTTCATTTGATTTGTAGAGTTTTCTAATCCAATTCCATCCATTGAGCTTCCACTTAATCCAGCTTGATCTTGATTCATTTCTCCATCTATATCTGATGCTAATTCTGGAACTCCGACATTTTCTGCAATCTTTCTCAATTCTTGATTAGAGAGTTGGTTTTTAGAAAGTAACAATTGAACCCACTGTGCAATTTGTTCTGGCTCTAAATCTTTCTTTGTTTGTTTGCCAAACATCATTTCGAAATTACCAGCTTTCCAAGGAACTTTGATTAGTCCTTTGTATAATTTAGGATCAGATATTCTATTAAATTCATACCAAGGTTTTACAATCATTTGTTCTATCTGGAATTTTAATTGAATTGGAAATTGTGATAATCCAACTTCATCAAGTATTGCAGACTCTTCTCCATTTGCATATGATGGACCTTGAGATTGTCCTGCAATTCTTCCTTTAGATGTTTGAACAGCTTTGAAGATAGAACTCTGGAACATATCCATAAACACTTGAGGATCAATTGGCCTAGTTTCATTTCCAATCATTTCAATTTTTAATCCTTTCACTCCATGTACTATATCTTCAGAGTCATGCATTACTCTTAATTCATCTCTGATTGCATCTCTTGTTTCTTCAGAAGTTTTCTCTGCAGCAACAATCATTCTTGGAAGATATCTCTTCATTACTTTGTATGTAACATTTTGCAGTCCATGTTTAATGTCTAGATAAGATTCTCTTTCTTTAACTATTGGACCATCAGGAGTGTCTTCAAGATATGTTACTCTGTTTGTAAGTTGTGCCATGATGCCAAATCCAAATATTTGTCCATTGGTTTGATTCCATACAAAGTGAATTATTTCGCCTGGTCTGAAATAACCATTGTATTCTGCTCCGCGAAATTCATACCATAATGGTCTTCTGTCTGGAGTCCACCAAATTCTTACCATTGATTCTATTGGAAGTATTTGAAAGTCTTCAGGCTTTTTTGCTTTCCAAATTGGAACTCTGCATCTGACATAACAATTTCCAAATGCTAAAAGTTCTTTTGCAATCTGCCAGTTTAACCAGTTAAGATTGATGTCTTTGGTCCATGATTCAACGTACTTTGATAAGAAATTTGTTTTAGCTTTAAAATAATGGTCGCCTCCTGTTGATTTAGCTGCAAGAAAATCAACACCCATTCTTGCATCTTCATCATCAAAATATCCTTTGACTTGATCATTGAATGTAATCTTTGGTAAATCAAATGGCCTGTATGTGAAGCCTTCGCGTGGAAAATGATTTGCACCAATGTTTGAAAACCAAAATGGTTGACCAATGTCGCCTTGTGGAAAATCAGTTTCAATTCCTCCAGCTCCAGTTTTTTTCTCCCCAAGTCCTTCACCTCTCTCATACATGTTGAGAGCTTCTGCAAGTCCTGGAGTTGGAGGAGCTTCTGTTGGATGTGCTATATTATGATATGCTCTAAATCTAGTTGCTTTAGTTAATCGAAATGCTTCTTCTTTGTCAATTAATCTTTTTTTGTAATTTTCATCACGAATTAAAATATGTGGAGATATTGGATTCTTTTTCGATATAGTTTTTTTAACTGCTTTCTTTTTTGGTATAGTTTGTTTTTTTGTTTTTTTAAGATGGAGTTTTTTTATGGTATCTTTGATATTATTATATAGTTTCATATCTAAATTGTAATTTACTATTATTTAATATTCAAAGGAACCTCCAGACTTTCTTTCATTGGTTCACTAAAGCAAGGATAGTGCTACAGCACCAAAATTGGAATCATGAAGCTGCAGCCACTAATCCAGTTAATTTGCAATTGTATCATTTAAAGGAGTTATGATTTTATCTAGTCCATGACGTCCTCCTGTGTTGTGGCCTTTAGCTTTTGGATAGAATAATGGATTAAATTCTGCTGCATGAAAGCCACACATGGATAGTTCTTTCCAGCATCTTGCAGATTTTTGTCTTGTAGTTACAGGGCATTGTTGGATGGTCCAGGTGATTCTCTGAACTCTAATGGGTATGATAAATCCATCATCGTTTGGTTCTGTAATGAATACATATTCTTTGAACCAAATTTTCATCTTAGCTTGGCATCTCATAATGCAGCCTCATCTAGTTCATTTTTTAGTTTAGTAATTTTGTGCTTGCCAATTTCAATAATATCAGCTATTATATTAGATACATCTGTTAGCATTTCAACAGCTTCTTTAGTTGTGATATCATTACAGGATAATTGTTTTGAGAGAAGATTTGCAGATTTAATTGCATCAGTGTTTTTGGAATGTTTGTCAATTGCATGTAATAGTATTATTAAAAAAGTTTCTCTTGATGTTAGTGTCATATTCTGCTCCTTGTTCCTCTAAATGATGAAACACCTGTTGGACCAGCTCCAGGCTTTTTTGGACTTTTTGAGAATGTGCCTTTGAATGTAGCATCTCCTGTAAAATGGCCATCAGCTATAAAACAATGAGACATTGATACAACAGAATCTGGTGGATGTGCATATTTTATTTTAGGTGACTCTGATGTAATTGCCTTTGTTGTTAAGAAATCTTCTTCGATATCAGTTCTTTGAATTGATGTCATATCTTTGATTAGTGGATATGTTTTCCATTCATCACCATATGATATAGCAAGTTTTCTTCTTTTGAATTGATCATTATTACCATATGCAGGATGTGGGATTTTCCATTTCACCATGTTAATGAAATCTTCCATCATAGATGTTTTGTCAATTAATAGGTGAGATATTTCTTCAGAGCCTTCATCATCAATTTCTCCTGGCATATCTGCAGAAACTTTGGTAATTTTTCCACGTGTCCATGTACCAATGAATTTGGCATATCCTAGGCCATCTCTGTAATTTCCATCTCTAGGATCATATCCACCTTCTTGCATTGCTTTGACTTGTTTGACTCCATATCCTAGGTCTGCAGCACCATAATCGCACAAGTATTTCTCAAATAAATCAATTCCATAAAATGCTTCTTCGATTGTTTCTGACATTTCAAATGATAATCTTTCTTGATATATGACAAAGTATCTGTCTCTGTCTGGAGAAAATTTTCCATCTTCGTTAATTCCAAGCCACTTCATCATAATTGTAAATACAGTTTGTCCTTGGCCATCATTACCTGATCCCCAATCAGCTCCAAATAATATTCTAATTCTTCCAGGATATACTGTTTTGAAATCTCTAATGTCTGTTGGACTCATGAAATAAAGATATCTGTAAGGCTCTAAACAAGCTAAAGCATCCTGTCTTGTAATTGGTTTTCTTGGTGCATTATAAAATAATCCATGAACATGTGCTGCAGTCATTATTCTAGGATAATTCAATTCCTTGTATTCAATTGAAAATTCTTTTGGAATTTTGTATTTGTTGACTGCATCACTAATTGATAGTGGTACGTGACAAGCTGATAACTGTGACAAATGCCAACCAGGAAACATGTAATTATCTGGCTCTTCTTCAATCCATTCTCCTGCACAAGTATCTTTCATGTATGAACCATAAATTAATCCATTTTGTTTACAGAGATGGCCTAGGATATGCCAAATTCATTGGTACATGGACACGTGGAAAAATTACCAAAGTTTCTGCAGATATGCCAGGAGAAATTGATGATGAAGGCTCTGAAGAAATATCTCACCTATTA